AAGAAATATCATCCAAAACTATTGGTATATCTTTCTTTTCTCCAATAGTATCAATCATATCTACCGTTACTGTAAACGCTGGTTGAAAAAATGGCAAAATTTGTTCGATAATTTGAAGTACATCATCATTTAATTTTGCCATTATGTTCAGTTCAAATCCTATATTATAAGGAACTGGCATAAAAACTTTTTTTATATTATTTCCATCAGAAGCTTTGAATGACTGTGAAATACCAGATTTTCTTGAGGCATCATATTTTATAGAGTTCATTTCAAAAGACATTCTAGGTAAAGTTATTGCAACTGGTTTATTTAAATCTGCCTGTTGCTCTAAACGTGCCAAAAATTTTTGAGTCGGACCATATGCTAAAGGAACTCTAATATCACTATAATCATTTCCATCACCATCTTTATGTTGTATGGTTATGTTATTAAATAGATTACCAAAAGAAATAATTGTTTTTCTAATATTCTGGTGATAAAAATATGTTCCTAGCATTAATAATTACCGAATAAATTGGATTCTGAAAAATCAACAATAGAATCTGACTCTTGTTGAATTTCATCGTTTTGTTCATATTTATCATATAAATCAGATACTTGGTACTTTTGAAGTGGATATCTTGCTGAAGATATTGATCCAACTATGATTTCACCTGGTATAAAGTCACCACTTACTGTACCGACCTTTAAAGTGTTAGTAGTACTGTCCCAAGTTTTTACTCTACTCTTGGCACCAGATGTTTCCCCAGTAACTACTTCATTAAATATATAAGTATTTATTCCTACAAGTAGTGGTGGATTTGCTATTGATATTGTTGGATTTGATGTATAACCAATTCCAGCATCAGAAATTAATATTCTACTAATTTGACCATCAGCATTTACAATAGTTCTTGCCGCTGCAGTGATTGCAGCACCAACAGTTGGCGCAGAAAATCCTATTGATGGAGAAGTAACGTATCCAGATCCATTATCAGTTATTGTTATACTCCCAATTCCAGAATATGTTTTTTCAATAACTGCTCTTGCAGTTGCTCCAATACCAGTAGATCCTGAGATTATTACTGTAGGTTCTACAGTATATCCTACACCAGGATTTACTAGTAAAATTTCTTTTACGGAACAGAAATTTCCTATACAAGAAGTAATTGCAACTGCCTCTGCATTTACACCGCCTGAAGGAGCCGTACTAATTGATACTGTGGGTGTTGTAGTATAATTATATCCATCGTTAATCAAATTTATTTTTCTAACATATCCAGTTACGATAGAAGTTTCTGCGGTTGCTTGTGTTCCAGAAGGAAATAATTTAAGAGTTGTGATATATCCTTGATTTTCTAAAGTTCTATCAATTTCTTCAACAGTTGTATTTACATTATCCCATCCACCAATATTATCAGAGTATTCGAACAGTTCACATTTCAATTCATAAACATAAGTTTTTCCTAACTGATAAAATGGTTGTTCGTGCTCAACAAACTTTATTTCAAATAATCTTTTACCTAATGGAAAATAAATTAAATCGCCTTCTCTTGGTCTAGTAGATACTATTATTTCATCTGGATCCATATCAGTTAAGAATGGTGCAATAAAATCCTCAAATCTTTCTTTAGATATAATTAATGTTAATTCATCCTTCAAATTCATTCCAAATTTTGATAAAATATCTCCAGATCCAGTATACCCATCAAAATTACTTACGTAGGCTTCTATTGAAAAGTTATCATCAAATTTTGATGCACTAACTTCTCTTATTATTGTTTCCTTTCTAATAAATTTTTGGGGTAAATATGATACTTCTACACCAAAAATCTTAAGTTGTTCATTGATCAACTGTTGAATTAAATCTTGTTCAGAATCTGAACCTTGAAGAAAAAATGGATTTAATGCCATAATTATCCTATGAAATCATATGGGGGAAGTTCGTATTCGGAGGCCATTCTTTGCTTTAAATCATCCAATTCTCTTTGTCCATCATCATATAGTTCTCTTCCATTCAATTCAATACCACCAGGTAATTTAACACCTCTAAACTTAATTAAATTTTGTCCCCACTGTCTTTTTATTAAAGATGTTAAGTATTGTTTTAAGAAACTATCATTATATACTTTAGTAAAATCATTGGGATTTAAAATTCTATAACAATCAATAACTATAAAATTGCCAGCAGATTGTGCTCCCCAATCAATATCTAAATACATTCTATTTTGTCTTTTATTAAATCTTATTTGCTTATCTGTTGTCAATAAAAAATCTATATCCTCAAGATATGATTTAACCATTGCATATTGTAATAGTTCAACTGAATTAAAATAATATAAGTCGTTTAAAAACAATTGATATTTTATACTAAACATACCACCAGATATCGAACTGGTATCAAATTTAAATACTTTTTCTATTCCAATTACAGAATCTGGTACTTGAATATAATTAGAGGTCTCGTAAAAATTAAAAGCACCAATACTTGATGTTCCAGTAGTAGTTGTTATTCCAGTGCCATTAGTTTCTTTTGCTCTACCTCTATCAATATCTTCTTGTGTTATTTGATATTTTAAGTACATTCTCTCAACACCATCAAAATGGCGCTCATTAAAATACTGAAGAGCATCATCAACTAAATCATCAATTTGATCATCATCTACGTTAATTTCCAATACTGGTGCTCCAAGTCTTCTGAGACAATAATCAATTAATTCTTGTCTTGTTGATGGTTTTGCCATAGCATTAACTATCTCTTGTTATACTTTTTGAAACTAACGCAGAACCCTCTATAACTTTTGTTTTTTCACCAGTTCCATTATTTGTTATTATAATATCATACATATATCTTCCAGATTTTAAACTGGTAGTAGAAGATGGTTCTAATTCAATTTTTATAACTCCTGTAGAAGGCGGAGAAACTGCAGTAGCAATGAAATTAACGTATGAGTTACTTTGTGGGTGCTTTCTTAATTGAGATTTAATATCATAATTTGTAAGATTAAGTGCAGACCCATTTTCATTAGCTAAAGTAAAAGTCTGGGTAAAAGAAGTCCCACTATTGATGCTTAAATTAACTACATATGGTGATGCCATCTACCATCAAAAATACGCCTATGGACTATTTATGTTAATTAAATAATGATATTACTTCTTGCTGTTTTAAATATAATTTAAAATACAATTTAGAAAAAGTCCTTAGTTCATCAGCACTTAATTCGTCAATTACTCTACAATGTTTTTCGTATTCGAATAATTTGTTAATATCACTAAGTTCAATGTCTTCTGGTTTCATTTAATAACTCCCGTAATAGAGATTTAATTTCTTGAACTTCACCTTTTAGATTTTGAATTTCTTTTTTTGTATTCATTCTATTTGAAACACTATTTAAATAATGTTCATATGCTACATTATCACAATTCACTATGGCACCCGTTTTTTCATCTCTAAAAAGATTAGGGTGCCCTTCAACTGATATTAAATGATCCATTATGCTAATGCAATTGCTCTTAAATCTCTAAATCTGGGATATTTATCTTGTCTTGTACCTGACATCACGATTTTAATAGTAAATCCAATAAATGGACCAACATTTGCTGCAGTATACTGATACTCTAAGAATTGATTTTCCAAACTACTTGGAACAAACGTATCCGATAATCCACTATTTTTACTTTCATCAACAACATCAAAGTAACCATCAAGATTATTGTCAATTGTCAAATTATTATATCCAGGGAACAAGTTAAATGATGGTAATGATTCATTTGATTCTGGTCTTACTAACGAATACAAAACTCTGAAATCTGAAGATGGATGTTTGTATGCGGATAATAAAACTCTTAGACTGTTTGAAGGTTGTGATAATCTAATAGTTCTAGAAACGTAAATCGCTGCATGAGGATCATCTGTAAGACCATTTACTCTACCATCGTTCACATAATTGGAAACTGGATTATTCAATCTTGCATTATGGAATTCTATGAATGTATCATCCAAGAAAACCATTGGTGAAAGATTATAATTATCTGATGATAAAGTTAATGCTGTTATTAGAGATTTATTTCTAGGTAATGCATCCAAATATTCGTCAGAATTAACCTTAGACGAAATCATTCTAATACTATTCAATTTATTTGCCTGATTAATTTGAACATTTTCATAACCAAGATCAGTAAATGAAATTTCATTTCCATTTGCACTAGTACCAGTTATTGTTCTCATCTGTGCAGTAACTTCAGTTGTCGCTCCAGGTATGATAGTATTGTAGAACGGTATTGTGGTGTCATAAATGATATTTTCCGATGCATATGCTGTAGATCCTCCAACATTCTTTTCAGAATTAAATGATAACATTGGATATGGATCTGCATCACTAGATCTATCATATCCAAAATTATTTGAACCATCTAAACCATCCTTATCAATTTCCAAATAATAACTGTCCAGTTCAATTCCAGAATCAACAATATTATGAGTTTTGTTAATTCTTCTAAGAGAAACACCACTAAGTTCATATTTACGAATAATTGAATTTTCTGGATGATTAATTGCAATAGTATTATCAATACCTCTTTCTAAACCTTCCAGAGATGATGATTGGACAGTGGTATATTTAATTATTTCGTTGTTAATTATTAAATATCCAGGATTTGATGCACTAACTGCAGATCCTTCAAAAGTTTGAAAATACGTGGCATCTACAGAAGGTATATTTAGTGTAGAATCTGTTCTTAGAAGTTGAGATGATAAAATTACTCCAGGTGTATCTGGTGTAATACCACTTAGTTCAACTATGTTATTTGCTGCATACATTCCATGATTGAAATGATTTACTTTCATGTAATTTCCTTCAGAGTATGAACCATAAGTCTCAGACGATTGAATAATGGTAGAACCTAAAGTAACTCTAGTATTGGAATCATTATAATAGACTAATTCTGCACTTCCATTTGTAAATGTATTTCCTTGAACACCACTTAAATACAAAGTATCAATAGCATCATTATTTCCTGTTATTGTTATTAAAGCATTTTGACCTTTACTCAAATTAGAAGATCCTGTAATATTTGAAGTTACAATTCCAACTACATCACCAATTGAATATCCATTTCCAGGTTGATTAATGGTCGTAGATGTAATAGTTCCATTTGAACCTGCAGTAACTTCTAATTTTAAACCAGAACCATTTCCAGTAACATTAAATGTTTCTACAGTAGAAATTCCAACAGAATAGTTTCTTCCACCAGTACTAATAGCAACGGATGATACTGAACATCCCGTACCAACAATATTTCCATATATGAAGGTTTTGGATGTTTCACCCACCTTTCTACCTACAGTTAAGATAGTATCCACTTGTGTACTATCATATACTGTTGTTATCCCTACTTTAAGTTTTCTTGGCAATGTTGTAATCGGATTGTTTATCAGATTTCTAACATATCCATTACTCTTACTTAATGTTGGGTTTTGGAAATATGCAATGCCATTTAAAGAATTGAATTTAGCTTTATATAGTTTAAATTTCAAGTCTTCATATTGATCATCAGTCCATATTGATCCATTTTGAGACTTAAACAAACTTCCAATAGCAAACTGTTTTGTATATCTAACACTTTCAACATCTGGAAGATTTAATGTATTAACTGTTGTCTCTCCCATTCTAGCAACCCAAAGTTCATATTGATCACTTTGTGGTGCCAATATTACTATTGCATATTCTAATCCAGGTGGTAAAAATATTGGATATGGGAATGTAACTTTAGTTGCAACTGAACCATCAGTTGAAGTTTGTATATCGTTCGGTCTTAGAGTTACTGGATCACCAATAATTGTTAATGTTGGTGTTCCAAATTCAACTGTTCTTATTTGCACAGTAACAGTTGCATTTCCTGGATCTTTTTTAGCTAAGAAAAGATCAACCGAAGTTAAAAATGCACCATTAATGTCATCATTGAATGAATTTAAACCCCTACTAGATCCAACAAGGAATGTTTGTGCTAAAGGATCAGCATGTCTTTGTTGTTGTAGTATCCTTGTTACATTTGTTATATTTTGCGTAATATTTTGCGTAACATTTTGCGTAATATTTTGCGTAATATTTTGAGTTACATTAACTACAGGTTCTGGAAGATTTATTGTTGAAATGTTTTCATTTCTAACGGCATTTAATGTTCTTGTTCTTATATTATTTGTAGTAGTTAATGAAGCATTTATAGTGTGAATTCTAATTATATTTTGATATGTTTGTACAGTTCCCTCAGATAAGTAACTGGTTTCTGCTGATGATATATCAGTTCCATTTAATAATCCATTTTCATTTATTTGACTTGAAGATAATTTAAATGTTTTGTTACCTGTAGGAACTCTTATGACTGGTGGTGGTAATATATTTGGATCTCTAATAAAGAAAGTTCCAATTAAATCACCATAATTATCTGTAATTAATCTTAAATCTTTAACATATGCTGCGGCACCACTAGTTTCTCCGATTAAAATTGCTCTACGAACTAAGTAACCAGAATATAATCCTTGTGCTTCTTCCGATAGTGAAAATGTATCAATGTTTAATACTGTAGATGATTCACTATATGCTGTTGGTAAAATTTCTGATTTTGAATATGGATTTACATCGTATGTTTTTGATGGATTATTAAAAGGCCCAGATTTATGATTTGGTTGTGCAAGTCTAAATGTTATAATTGGAACACCATTATCAAATCCAACTATATTTTCCCCAACAGTAAAACTACCATCAGTTCCTGGATTTTGTAGTTGTACATCACTAGTTACTTCGATTAATTTTGGAGTAAAATCAATTGTAGAAATACCATCTAGGAATGAATAATATTGAGTAAATGCTCTTAAATTAGATACAGAAAACTCAGTATTTCTTGATCTCATGAAAGTATCAAATTCACTTTCAATAAATGATCTTTCTGTTGATCTTGAAGTGCCACTGTCAGAAGAAGTAAATGTTTCTTGAGAAACTGTACCATCACTTAAACTTAATTCTGTCCAAGTGTCTCTTACTTGACCAACACCCAATCCACCAGATCCAGTTCCTGTAGTATTATCAACATTATTTAAAGTAATCCTCTCAGTATTGACTTTACTTTCTAAATTCAGACTATTATTGTGTGTAATAACTCTATCGGGAAGTTCAACAGTCCTTATCCAAGTATCTCTAAATGGATTTAATCTAACATCACCAACATATTGAATAACGTGGAATGGATTTACATTTTCAACTCTTGTTGCCAATGGTTGTTCTATCCAATCAACACTTTCATAATCCAAAGTAATTACTTGTCCCGTCTTTTTAACTCTATTATCTAATAGTTCAAAATTTTGAGATAAATCTAACTCATAATCCGCAGAATTTGCTAATGGTATAATTTGATTTTTTAAACTATTTTTTGATATTAATGGAGTTAATTCATTGTTATCTGAAATTTCTGCTAGAGAATTTCCTAAATCAATAAAATTATCATTTCTAAAAGAATCGGCAAAAAATCCTGTTTTGAATCTGTTTATACCATCAGCATCCTGTATCTGCAATGTTTGTGTGTCTAATTCTAATAGTGATAATGAAGTTACAACCTCTAAATTTTCTACTCTATCTTCAATCTTTCCAATATCTCTCATAGTATATCTTCTATTATCAACTAAAGATACTTTTGCATCACTAGTATCATAAAGATATGGTGGTAATGAAATAGATGCTATTTCTAACAAATCTCCTGACTTATAAGGTTCTTTTGGATTAGTTGATGATATTCCTTTTTCAACAACAAAAGATCCATAACTATCCAAATATACTTTATCAATTCTTCCAAGATAGAAATTGTAGTTTACTAAACTAGACTCATTTGGGGTAAATATTACTTTTGGACCGTTTCCAAAATTTCTTGATGAAAAATCAAAAGGTGAAGATGATGATCCACTAAAGTATGATACTCTTGGTCTAAAGTCCAATGTGTCAGAGGATCTAATATTTAAAAATCCTATGTTTGGTATATCTTTACCATAATTTTCATCATTGTAACTTAATATGCTAAATAAGTCTCCCGAATCTGTTGAAGAAACATCATAATGATCAATAACTATAGTGAGTTTTTTAGTTGGTTCTTGTTCGTTTGAATTTCTTATTATTTTTGAATAATCATAATATTGGTTTTTTTGTCCTTTATCTAATTTAAAAATATTGGTAATATTTTTATATCTTCCAAATGACACTGATTCTATTGGTGATGTAATATTAGATTGTTCAAATGATACTTCTTCACCAACTTGGAATTTATTGCCATTTAAATATACAATCTCAACACTATTTGGATAAAGAGGATCTTTTTTAACAATTCTTGCTATAGAATTGCTTGTTTTACCTGTTATATTTTCCCCAACTATTGAATTATTATAAACTCCATATAGAGAAGAAAAGTTTAATCTGTCAAAAGTTGGAAGAGATGAATCCAAAGATTCATAAACTGCCAAAACTCTAATTACATCTGGATATCTTAAACAAATTTCATTATCTTGAACTCTTAATCCATAATATCTATTAAAAGTTAATCCATCGTTAATAGATGATCCAGAATTAGATCCAGATTGTTCATATTTTGATAACTCAACATTAACTAAAGTACTCTTTTTATGAACTTTAGTTTTACTTTGTATACCAGTCTTTACAAATGTGCCATTAACAATATAGGTAGTCTTACCATTAGTTATGCCATTAAATGTAATTTGTGTATATTCGGGATTAAAAGTAACTTGGTCATCAGTTAAAGACTCTATAGTTCCATCGTCATAATGAATAGAATACTTCTCTGCATCAAAAGTGTCAAATTTTATAGATCCAGAATTTCCCGGTAAAGTAAAATCTCCTGTTGATAATGTTAATGATCCTCCAGATATTGTATTAGAAGATACTGATTGTGCAGAAAATGTTAATTGTGAGTTACTAAGATCTATACTAGAAATATTTGTATTAGGTAATACTGAATATAAATATCCAGAA